AAGGTCGGTGCGTGAACATGGCAAACAACCAAATTCTTGCAACGGCTAAACAGGTTTGCGTTTCACAAGATGTTGTGAATGTCAGAACCATTCAAGGCAACAAGTTTCGCGGCTATGTGGACAAGGTGCGAACTGACAGCATTTGCATCCTGTATTTCGGTAGGCGGCATTCATTTCGCGGATATCGGCGGGCGACACTACGCACGAAAGACATTGCTTCAATCAATGTTTCCAAAGCATTCAACTGAATACCGACCCAACAAGAAAGGCAACAACAATGGCAGTTCTGGTTTCAAACACAATCCGGATGATTTGCGATAAATGTGGTGCAGAGCATCACAGCGACGAACTTACGGTTGGTGCGGTCAGGCGCGAAGCAATGGATTTGGGTTGGGGCAACAGCCGTAACAAAGACATTTGCCCGAAGTGCCGCCTGCGCAAACCTAAGGGTTGGACAGATGAACGATGGGAACAAATCAAATGAACCCGCCGATAACGAAGCGTGATTTGTGCATCATGTTCAATCTCAATCCGAATGATGTTGATTATGTCGCCATCGGGTTTCATAAAGACGCTGGTGGCGAAAATGGTCGCCTGCATTGCGGATGGATAAATGATGAAGGTTTTGCTTCAACCCTGTGGGGTCAGATTGAACCACTTACGATTGAAGATGAAGGTGCGAAATGAAAGCCGCTTTTCTTGGTTTGGGTTTCTTCGGGTCGCTCGCATTTGCGCCGAACAGCGACAAGGTGATTGGAACTGATTGGGCGATACATCCATTCAGCGTGTTCTTTACGCTGATGATAACGATGCTCGCATGGTATCTATCCGACAGCGATTGGTTGTGAACACCCCCGCGATAACATCGGGCGCAGAAAGGAACACCGATACCGATGACTGAATGTGTGGTGGCAAGCGCAAGCACAGGCGCGTTCGTTCCTTCCCCGCGCCGCTTCGCCCGTGCAATTCGGGCGCACCACATCATTCACCGCGAAAGGCAACGCGAATGGAACACATCACACCAGAACACCTACGCAATGCGATTGAATTCCTACAAAGGGTGTTCGTGGGGTCAGCCGATGAACAACGGCTGGTGGAAACAATCAACGCATTACATCGGGAACTGAAAAGGAAACAGGATGCAAAACGAAAGCACGGCAACAACCGCACTTGATGGATTGAAGGCAGAGAAGGAAGCATGGCAATCGCGATGCGACGAACTGACCGTTGCGAATGAGCAACTGCGAGAGCAACGCGAAAACGCACGCGCATTGGCACAGGGATTAGAAGAAGCCTTGACGCAAGCGGAAGAAAAAATCAAACACCTTTCCGCGAGCGTGGACAGGCTCAGGTTGCACATTCAGCAAGGTGTGGAACTGTAATGTTTGCTTCCGTGCTTGTGCTTGTCGTAATTGCGTTGGCTGGTGTGTTGTTGGGTCTTGCGCTCAGGAATGTTTCAGAATGAAATGGGCGATGTATCTGGCAGGAATGCTCATAGGTGGATGCGTTGGTTTCTTCGTTTCACAAATCAAAGCGATGAAGCGACACAATCAGGAAGCGAAACGGACACAGGTTCTTATTCAGGAATTAGCGGGCTTGCGTGGCGAGATGCACGCAACACAACAAGAACGATGGCGATATTGATGCAAACAGATATCGGTGATGCGATACCCGAATTGCCGCGCACAATCCTTGAAGCGGATAGTGATGGATGCGTGCGTTGGATTGTTCGCGTGCAACCAGAACAGATGCACGGTCTGGAAGAACCGATGGATGTTTTGATTTGGTTGTGGGCTGATGGTTCTGTTCATCTCGCGTTCCGCCCTGCGTTTCATACGGATTGGTCTTGGTCGCCACCTGTGTTCCCCGACCGCGTATGAACCAACCAATGTCACGCGCAACTGATGTATTGGTGAACGCATCAATCATTATCAACAACGACAGGAATAACACTTACGGTCATGTCGTGGATGACTACACCAAAGTTCGCAACATCTTCCTTGCGCTGACAGGAATAGAACTTGACTTGCATCAATGTTTGCTGTTCATGGCATCAGTCAAACTTGCACGCATCCAAACCAATCTGCAACGCAACATCTTGCACAAAGACAGCCTGACCGACCTAATCGGATACTTGGCACTACAAGCAGAAATCAAAGAACCACAATGACCACCACAAATCACAAATCGGTTGTGTCACTATTCTCTGGCGTTGGTGGTTTTGAACTTGGTTTTGAAAAGGCTGGCTACACCACAGCGTTTCAATGTGAAATAGATGCCAAATGCAGAAGCGTGCTAAGGCGGCATTTTCCGAACGCCGCACAATGGGATAACATCAGCACCCTTACGGGTCAGCACATAATTGACACGCTCAAAACACAAAACAAAACACCTGACCTTGTAATTTGGGGGTCGCCCTGTCAAGACCTTTCAATCGGCGGCGCAGGTGCAGGCTTGGCAGGCGACAGGTCAGGATTGTTCTATCAAGGCATCAGAATTATCAACGAAATCAGAAAGGCAACGAACAATGAATATCCAGCAATCTCTGTTTGGGAAAATGTCGCAGGCGCACTCTCATCCAACGATGGTGCTGACTTCGGGCTTATCATTGACGAAATGGCAAACAGCGGGGCGATGGTCATTGAATGGCGCGTGCTGGATGCGCAATTCTTCGGAATTCCCCAACGACGCAGAAGGGTGTTCGTCATCGCTATCTTCAATCCTGTTATCGCTGAACGATGTTCCGACCCGCTACTACCTGTCACAGAAGGCGTGCATCGGGATACTGCGGCGAGCGAAACAAAAAAACAAGACCCTTTCGCCGACACTTCTAAAAGCATTAGAAATGACAGCGTATGGTGGAATGGTGGACAGATAGCCGACACGCTTACAACCACATCGCACGCACAATATATGCCAGACAAACAACGAATGCAGGTGGTGTTGCAAACTTCAAGCACATCCACCAGCACACCACACGCTGTTTATGTGGAAAAACCATCGTGTGTCATCGGGCAGATATCACTTTTTGATGAATGCTTCGCAGAAGGCAATGCACAATTCGTCAGCAACAGCGTCATCAATTCATTGTGTGCGGTGGATACGGGTGTCAAAAATCAGATGCTAAGCGACCACAAATTCATTGCATTGAAAAATGATGATGGTTATGGCGTAAGAAGATTGACACCGTTGGAATGTGAACGATTGATGGGCTGGCATGACAATTGGACTGCATTCACGGATGACGGCAAAGAAATCGCAGACACACAGCGATACAAGATGTGCGGCAACGGTGTCGCATCGCCCGTTGCTGAATGGATAGCACTACAACTAAAACCATTACTTGAAACTGAAATCAAAGAACCACAATGACCACCATCATCTGCGAATGGTGCAAACAAATCGTGCGCCACGAACCACGCCGCATATCCGGATGCAACTGCGACCCCGATGCGCCGCAATGGTGCTACATAGATATCAACGGCACACCCAAAGGATTAGGTTCAGCAAGATACATCATCATCAACGAAGGGGATAACAATGAAGAAGAACACCGCAATCCGTAGCAGACGCGACAAGTTCCGCCGCCTACCAGCCGAACCGCTATTCAGTCTGTTCAACGATGAACTATCCGATACGCAGATGGCGGTGGCGTTACGCTCATCGCGACGAAACATCATCAAGTGGCGCAAGCACGGCATCCCCTTTTATAGTGCCGATGAAGTAGCGTGCCAAATCGGTGTGCATCCTTCCTACATATGGGGAAACCAATGGTGGCAATCAACATAAACGAACTGACCCCACACCCGCGCAATGTGCGACAAGGCGATATCGGCGCAATCTGCGTCAGCCTAGAAACCTTCGGACAATACCGACCCATCATCTACCAGAAGAAAACCAAACACATCATTGCGGGAAACCACACTTGGAAAGCCGCAAAAAGTTTGGGGTGGCAAACCATTCACGCGGAAGCATTTGATTGCGATGATGACACAGCACTACGAATTCTGATAGCAGACAACCGTGCAACAGACCTAGCCACCTACAATGAAAACGCATTGCTGGACATTCTCAAAGAACTAGCCGCCACCGAACGCCAACTAGACGGAACATTGTTTGACGAACAAGACTTGCAACAACTACTAGACACCACACAGCCCCCAATCCCCCCCGACCCACCAACCATCATCTGTCCGGAATGCGGCGCAGAAGTCAGGTACGAACCGTGATATACAAACCATGCCTAAACTGCGGAACACTAACCAACCACACCAGATGCATCATCTGTGAACGCGCACACAACAAAACCAAAAACAACAAACCCAAACCCGCGCATCGTCGCGGAAGTTACAAGCGACGCGCACGCGAAGTAGTTGCACAAGCAACACATTGCTGGTTATGCGGCAAGCCCGCAATCATCAATGACCCATTCACAGCAGACCATGTGATAGCAGGCGATGTGAACAGCCCCCTGTTACCCGCACATCGCTCATGCAATTCGCGTCGCGGCAACCGAACACCAACGCACCTGACCGCACCACGCCCGACCCCCGCCACCCCAAATTTTCCACAGGGGTAGGGGGTATGTCGCCCCCTGTGCCTGCGCGGGGCGTGCAGTCGGGGAAAATCGTGGTTTTTGGGGAAGGGGAAAGGTGCGGGGATACAAGGTGAAGGGTGGGGGGATTTGGGTAGTTGCAATCCGTTGCCCAGTGTGCCTATACTGAATGCATGGGGATAACGGAAGCAACGAACATGACACCGACACAAAATGACACAGCACTTGTGCGCGAACTTGTCAATCTGCAAAGTGCGGGGTACGGATTGAATTACGCGGTTTACCGACTTCGCAATGATATCACTTGTTCCGATGATGCCTACTACACAGGTCGCGATGGCGATTTGTTTATTCGGGCAACCAAAGAACAGGTGGGCAATGCCGAAGCAATCAAGATTGCTTCCAACTTGCCGAAGTGCGCTAATGCATTGACCGAATTTGCAAAGGCGCAAGCGAAGGTGAATGCAATCGCCAAGAAGATTGAGATGCTGGAAGCCAACTATGACGCGCAAAAGTGGTCGCGTTTCTTCCTTGTCGTTTCAAGCGCAGGACACATTCACGCGCACATGGGTTGCCATACTTGCAACAAGGGTCATCGCCCAACATCATTCACGCTGTTCCCATCGCTTAGCGGTTGCACAACCGATGAAGCGGTTGCCCGTTTGGGTTCTGCGCTTTGCTCAGTTTGCTTCCCCGAAGCACCTGTGGCGCATCGTGAGCAGATGAAGATTAGTCAGCGTGCCGCAGAAGAATTGAAGAACACGGGTGATGAAAGCGCGTTTGATGAAGTGATTGCAAAGGCGAATGCTCGCGCCGCGAAGAAACTTGCAAAGGCGGGTGCGTGATGAAGGTGCGTCGCCCGATTGATGTGGTGCGCCCGTTCGCATCGCAGTTGATTGAACAATTCGCGTCGCAGGGTTTGGTGTGCGAAGTCGGTGGGTCTATGCGTAGGCAATGTGCGACGGTTGGCGATTTGGATATTGTTGTGCGTTGCGCGAACCTGCAACAAATCGTGTTGCCTGATTGGATTGTGTTTCATCGGTTGGGTGAGCAAGTCGCGCAGGGCGGCGTGTTGTTGGGTGATGGTTCGGAATTGACGATTGATGTTTGGTCTGCGACGCAGAAGCAATGGGGCGCGTTCCTGTGGTACATCACAGGTAGCAAGGAATTGAATGTGAAGATGCGCAGGATGGCTTGCGATGCTGGTTTGAAATTGTCGCAGTTCGGTTTGTTCCGTGATGGCGTGCAGATTGATGATGGCACGGAAGAAGGTGTTGCAACGGCTTTGGGGATGGATTGGATTGACCCGATTGCGCGAAGTCTTGGTGTGCGTCAGGATGCTGTGCGTTCGTTCGTTGTGCCTTCATCATCTGGTGAAGGTTCATATGTGGTGAAGGAAACCGAACGCGGTTGGGTGTGTGATTGCCCGCACCACAAGTATCGCCATGTTGAATGCAAGCACATAAAATTGGTGCGTGCGTAGTTCACCCCCTGCCGGAACGGTGCGGATAATTCCGCGTGTCTGCACCGTTCTTGGCAGGGATGTGGTTCAATGGATTGCGGAAAAGGATGTGATGTGATGGGCGGCAAGGGTTCGGGTCGGAAGTCAAAACCTGTGGAACAACATATTCGTTTGGGCAATCCTTCAAAGAAGAAGTTGCCAACCAAACAGGAACTTGGGCAGATTGTCGGGTTTCCTACTGCGGTAATACCTGAGCCGCACCGCCCGCTTGGGCAGACGGGGCGCGGATTGTGGGAACAAATCTGGTCATCTGGTGCTGGTTGGTTATCGCGTGGCATGGATGCGGAAGTGGTGTTGCTGGTGTGTGAAGCATCGGATGAGCGCACGCGGCTTCGCGTGAAGTTGCAACAGCAACCCGATGCGTGGCGAGATAGGCGTGCCTTGCGCGAATTGGAAAGGCAAATCATTTCGTTGCTTTCGCTTATCGGGTTTTCACCAGCAGACCGCGCTTCATTGGTGACGGGTGCGCCGCAGGGCGGCAACTTGACGGATTTGCATAAGCGCATCGCGGATAAGCGTGCTACCCGATAAGGCGTGGCAACCCGCCTACTTCACACAGGGCGTAGATGAAACCAGCGATGGTGATGAACTGATTGCGTTCGCCCATCAGCATTTCAAAGTGTTGAAAGGTTTGCGTGCTGGTGAACCTTTGGATTTTACAGATTGGCAGAAGTGGTTGTTGCGCTCGCTGTTGGAACGAAGGAAGTCCGATGGGAAATTTAGGTATCGGCGTGCGCTCATCGGTTTGCCGCGCAAGCAAGGTAAATCATTGATGGGTTCTGCGTTGGCTGTGTATTCAATGATTGCTGGTGAAGCGGGTTCGGAAATCTATGCGGTTGCATCCGACAAAGACCAAGCACGAATTATCTTCGGGGAAGCGAAGCAACAAATTCTTTCTTCGCCTGTCTTGTCTGCGGAAGCGCGTGTGTTGCGCGATGCGATTGAGATGCCGCGCTTCGGGTCGGTGTTCCGCGTTCTTTCGTCTGACTTTCGCGGGCAGGCTGGTCTAAATCCATCGCTGGTCTTGTTTGACGAACTGTGGGCGCAGAAGTCAAGCGATTTGTTTGAACAGATGGTGCAAGGTTCCGGTAATCGTTTAGAACCTTTGATTGTCAGCATCACAACTGCGGGTTATGACTTGGACACGCTCGCGGGGCAGATGTATCAGTATGGGAAAAGTGTTGCGGCTGGCGAAGTGGATGATGCATCGTTCGGGTTCTGGTGGTGGGAAGCGAATGCCGATTGCAAGATTGATGACGCGAAGCAATGGCGCAAAGCCAATCCGAATATCGCGGAAGGTTTGATGAGCGAAGAAGATTTGCAAACTGCGGTGAAGGCTTCGTTTCAGGGTTCGGAAATGTCTATGCGCAGATGGCGTTTGAACCAATGGGTTCGTTCGCAGGAAAGTTGGTTGCCAATCGGCGCGTGGGAACAATGCAGGTCGGATATGGATTTGGATGTGGAACTTCCTGTGTGGGTTGGTATTGATATGGCATTGAAGCATGACAGCATCGCGGTAGTGGTGGCGCAACCACAGGATGAACGGGTGGTGGTGCGTTCTAAGATTTGGCAACCGAAGGATGAAGGCGTGGATGTTGCTGATGTGGAACATCATTTGCGCGAACTGCACGCGAAGTTTGATGTGCGCGAATTCGCATTTGACCCCGCCTATTTTCAGCGTTCGGCGGAACAACTTGCGGATGAAGGTTTGCGAATGGTGGAATTTCCGCAGAACGGACAGCGCATGATACCCGCGTGCGGTCAGGCATATGAACTGATTGTTGCCGGAAAGATTGCGCACGATGGTTCACCGACATTCACCGACCAAGTTCTTTCTGCCGCGCAACGCATGACGGATAATGGTTGGCGTTTGAGCAAAGGCAAAAGCAAACGAAAAATTGATGCGTGTATTGCTATGGTTATAGGGCTAGACAGGGCAACCCGAAAACAAACACCCATCATTGACAATGCCCCGATGGTGGTGAATGTGTGGACATGAAGAACATCTTTGAACAATTCAGCCGAAGTCGGGTCACAACCGCTATGGAATTGGTTGGTTTCGTATCTGTTTCGGTGGGGATTGGGGTGTTTTCCGTACCAATCGCGTTGATTGTTGGCGGCATTATGTTGATTGCCGCAGGGATGTTGGCGGCATGAGCATCTTTCGCAGGCGCGAAACACGCGCACTTCCATCCACGATTGACCCATACGGTGTCACAGCGCGACCCTTCTTCAACAATTATTCTGGCGAAGTAGTCAATGAAACAACCGCGTTCGCACATTCGGCGGTTCTCGCGGCGGTTACTTTGCTTGCTGACAGTATCGCATCAATGCCGCTTGAATTGACGCGCACACGCGGCGGAAGAATTGAGCGTTTGCCAACCCCATCAGTTCTTATCAAACCGAACGAACATCAGACGATGTTTGAATTCGTACATCAAACGATGGTGACATTAGCCATTCATGGCAACGCATACATCTATGCGCCGAAAGGAAACAACGGGCTTCCTGTTGAGATGCGCAACCTGCATCCGCACGAAATCAAGAATGTTGTTTATAACGATGAAGGCGAAGTGATTTATGAAGTTGGTCGCAACAAACTGACGAACAAAGACATTCGCGCAATCCATTGGTTGATTTTGCCGAACCAGCGTCGCGGCATCTCCCCTTTGGAAGCGATGCGCAACACAATCGGAATGGGTATCGCAATGGACAGATTTCTTTCACAGTTCTACGGTGAAGGCGCAACACCGCAATCTGTGTTGGAAACCGACCAACCGATAACCAGCGACCAAGCCGCAGTTCTTCGTGATACTTGGGAAGAAGCACATTGGAAGCATCGTCGCCCCGCAGTTCTTTCAGGCGGATTGAAGTGGCGCAGTATCACCACCAGCGCGGCAGATATGGAAATGATTGCGCATCGGGAAAGCATCGTGCGCGATATCGCCCGCGCATATCGCATCCCATTGTTCTTGCTTTCGGGTACGGGTGGCGACACGCAAACCTATACGAATGTTGAAAGCACGGGTTTGAACTTCCAGCGTTATACATTGCTGGCTTGGCAACGCAGGCTGGAAGATGCCTTTTCGGAAATGTTGCCAATCACACAACGGGTTCGTTTCAATAGCGATGAATTCACACGCGCCGATTTGATGACCCGCGTTCGCGCTCAACAGACGCAAATCATGGCAGGCACGCTTACACCGAATGAAGCACGCGAGATTGAAAACCGTGAACCGTATGAAGGTGGCGACCAATTCGTTATGGGTGTTGCTGGAACTGCAATCGCTGGTTTGGAAGGTGGCGATTTGCCAACATTGGGAACAGACCAAATACCGCCTGAGCGATAGCATAAAAAGCCTGTTTTTATTGGGGTTTTTGGGTAGTTGCAATCCTTCCCTAAATGTGCCTATACTGAATGTATCGGGATAACGAAAGGGAACAACAATGACCAACCAATTCAACACACCATCATTCAGGCGAGACATGAAACATCTTGCGCAACTGATGGAACAAATCAACTTGCTGGGTGATGGGAATGGCATCCCTGTCCTTGCCGATGCCATCACCAACATTGACCTGTTCATTCAGACGCTTTGGGAATACACAAATGATGCGCAAGCCATTCGCGCAGAAATAAAATTCAACATTGAAGGCTTGCGCGTCAAACAAATCAAGGCGAGTGCGCAACAATCCGATTGAAGAAGTTGCTATGGTGATACGGTATGCCTTACGGGATTTCGGAAAATCAACCTGATTGTTCAGCATGGGCGGCTGTGGTTCAGCGTGAAGATGGTTCTTTTCAAACGCTTGCCTGTTACGAAACCAAACAGGAAGCGATTGACCGCATGGTTGCACAATCATTGGCGGAAGAACTAGAACCGCTTGGCGAAGTTGGCGCACGCGCACTTCCCGACAATTACCGACCAGCACTTACGAATGATGTTCTAGAAGGAAGGGCGTGTGGCAACTGCGCGTTCTATAACGAAGCGATGATTGTTGGGGAAGATGATGACGATGACGAAAATGATGTTCGCGCCTATTGCACCAAATGGGATGATTATGTGCGTGGCGATTTCTATTGCAATGCGTGGCAACCGGAAAACGAAAGAATTGAACAACGGCAAATCAGTTTGATTGCACCAGACTTCATGCAAACTTCTGCGCGTCGCGGTCTGCGATTGCATGAAGAAGGTTTTTCTGGTGATGGTCTTGTGCCTGCGACGGTGGCTGATGCCCGCCGAATGGCAAATGGTGAAGCATTGTCGGAAGCGAAGTGGCGGAAAATCCCTGCGTGGATTGCGCGACATATCGTGGATTTGGATGCGGTGCAGGGTGATGAAATCACCGCAGGTCTGGTGGCGATGTTGCTATGGGGTGGCGGTTCTTCCAAGACTTCTGCACGCAGGGCGCAAGCGTATGCGCAACGCATCGTGGACAGATTGAATGAAGAAGAAGAACGGGCTGATGCACCTGCCCCGCCCAAAGACCAAATCAAAGGTTCGGATGAAAACCCTGCGGGTTCTGCCGCCGATAAGACAGGCAACATCTCGCTTTCTGATGCCGTTGAAACCAGCCTTCAAAACAAGGCTGATGAACACAACAAGCGGATGAACGATGAAGATAAACCTGTGTGGACACGGGTGCGGGTGGGTGCTTTGCGTTCGGTGTGGCGACGCGGTGCGGGTGCATTTTCTTCTTCGCACCGACCCAATATGACAAGGCAACAATGGGCAATGGCGCGTGTCAATGCTTTTCTGTATCTGGCTGAAAAAGGCAAACCAGAGAATTCAAAGTATGTGGGTGATAATGACCTTCTTCATTCCGAACATCCGAAGTATTCGGAAGCGGATAGAAATGTGTCAAGCAAGGATGTAATCTGTTCATCGTCTATGGCTGAATTACGCGAAGCGATTGCTGACCCAACCGAAGTTCGTTGGTGTGTCAAACAGGCTGACGAAAAGCGTTTCGTTGCATTCACAAATTTGGAAGCACGGCAGGATGGCGAAGGCAACAAGTTGATTGGCTACGCATCTGTTTTTGATAGCCCATCCGAACCAATGCCGTTTGTTGAATATGTGCGCAAAGGTGCATTCGCCAAAACGCTGAACGATGGTGCTGATGTTCGTTTGTTGATTGACCATGAAGGCGTGCCACTTGCCCGCACGAAATCGGGAACTTTGATGCTGGAAGAAGATGACAGGGGCTTGCGGGTGGAAGCATCGCTAGACCCGATGAACCCCGATGCGGCGCGGGTGATTTCCGCAATGAAACGCGGGGATATTTCGCAAATGTCGTTCGCATTCCGAACCATAAAAGATAATTGGAATACGGATAGGTCGGTGCGCGAATTGAAGGAAGTGCAACTTTATGATGTGTCAGTTGTGACCTTCCCCGCCTATGAAGAAACGGTTGCCGAAATTCGTAGTGGACAAGCGGCACAGGAAACCACTATCATTACCCCCATCGCTTCGGTGCGGTTGCGTTCTGCGCAAATCGCATTGGCGCGAAGGCACAGCCGCGACTGAGCCGCGCTACATCTAGCGCACTAATCGTCGCACTTGGCAACAACATCCCATCTATTCCCCCAAAGGAAAACCATGAAAGACAAACTGATTGAAAAGCGTGATGCTGTTCTTGCTCGCGCCGAAGCCATCGTTGCCGCCGCAAAGACGGATGCACGCGACCTGACCGCAGATGAAGATGCCGAAATTGCAAAGTCGCTTGACGAAGTGCGCGATTTGGATACGCAGATTGAGCGTCACGCCGAACTTGAAAAGCGTGCAAAGGAAGCCGCAGACCTGCGTGCCAAGAACCAGATTGCCGAAGTCACCAGCAAGGTGACCAATGAGCCGCGCACCTATCGCGCCAACGGTGAACATTCGTTCATCCGCGATGCGTATGCCGCACAGTTCAATGGCGACTTCGCCGCCCGCGAGCGTCTAGCCCGTCACACGAACGAAGAACGGATTGAGCGTCGCGATGTAACCAGCGCGAACTTCGCTGGACTTGTCGTGCCGCAATTCCTGACTGACCTTGCCGCGCCATTCGCCCGTGCAGGTCGCCCGTTCATGGATGCTTCACGCAAACACCAACTGCCGGATGCAGGCTTGACGCTCAGCATCAGCCGCGTGACGACAGGTAGCGCGACTGCGGTGCAGACCGAAGGTGCGGCTGTGCAGGAAACCAACATGGATGATACGAAACTTGATGTTTCGGTTGTC